CTTCCATTTCTTTGTACGGCTAACCCTGCCGACCAAGGTAGATCATAATTTACTAATAGGTTTGCTACAGGTAGGTCAACTCCATAACCTCCAGCATCTGAAGAAATAAATACTCTACACTCTGGATCAGTTAAAAATTTTGTTTTACTTGCTTCTTTTTCTTTAGCATTCATATTTCCTGTATACAAAGTTCCACCAACAACATTTTGAATTCTAGACAACATACCTACGTACGAAGTAAATATAACTACCTTTGCATCTGGATCTGTTTCTAAATGATCTAACACATATGTTTTTAATATATCTAACTTTGGATGTTTAGTTAACTCATTTAATAAATCTCTTTCTTTTAAACCGTAAATGTAAGCGCTGCCTTCTCCATCTTGTTTTTGAAACTTTACAACACTATCTGCAAGTAATTCGGGATGATCACACAACATTCTTAATGCAGTTATTTTAGACATAATAGATCCACGTAACATGTCTGCTTGACTTCCCATCTTACTGTCATGTCCGTAATGAGATATTAATGAAAAACTAGTGCCCAACAGTTGTTGCGCTTCATAGAGTTCTTGACTTAATTCATCAGCAATAAAGTTGTACAGTAAAGATGTTTTATTATCTAATGGTATTTTTATTGGATCTAGATGAATGGTGTCAGGTAAGTAAGGAGCCACATCAGAATCTGTTTGAACTTTTCTAACAGAAATTGTTTTCATTTTTTCATGAAAGATAGGTAAATTTCTATATCTTTGAACACCTCCAAAATGATTTCTGACAATAAACGTTTGATCAAATAAATCAAATCTTCCAAGTAGTTTTGGGTCTACAAATTGCATGATGCTATACAACTCTTCTGGTTTACCATTTTCAATAGGTGTACCAGTAAGGGCAAACCTAATTGGAACATTTGCTGATAATTTTTTAACAGCCTTTGAACGTTTAGATCTAAAGCCTTTAATTGCTGTGGCTTCGTCGCAGACTATTGCGCCCCAATCTTCGTCTTTAATAGAGTCCCAATCATTAACCACTGTTTCATAGTTGCAGATAATGTAATCGGGAGATCTTACTCCACTAAGTTCTCTATCCCAACAAATTAACCTAGTGTTTTTTGAACCATCTATAACTACAGTTCTTGCATCAGAAAACTTTTGAATTTCTTTTTCCCATTGGTACTTTAAACTAGACAAAGCAATTACTAAAATAGGTTTAGTTAATTCACCAGTGTCTTTTAATTTTTCTAAGGCTGCAATAGTCATACAGGTTTTTCCTAAACCCATTTCATAAGCAACAAGCATTTGTTTTCGAACAACCATTTTGTCTACTGCCTCTGGCTGATATGGTTTTAAAATTCCTTTAAACATTATCTATTGGCGTTGGGGCGGTTGCTAACGCACCACACAAAGCGCACTCCATATCTAACATATATAAAGATATTTCACTATCTTCAAACATTGCTTTTACATTCCACAAAGTAGAACCACAGATACACACCTCTAATGGATTATCCCTATCTCGAAGATCCATCATAAGTATGCTGCTCTACCTAAGATAGATGTACGTGCTGTTTGTATCCCACGTTTAATTTCTTCTTCAGTCATATCTCCAACATCTTTAACATCAATTCCTGTGTAATTAAAGTAAGAAAGTTCTATGCCATATTTATGAGAAAACCCACGCATCTGTTCGTTAGCAATGTGCCCTGCTTTATCATTATCAAATGCTGCTATAACTTTAGAAACACGGCGCATAATCTTTGCTTGATCTTCACTAATTATTGCTCCAAAAGTAGAGATTGCTTGATAACCTAAACCAGTAAGTCGAACAGCATCTAGAGGCGACTCTACAACAAGTAAATAATTTTTAATTAAATCATCATCCATAATTTCTACACCAAATACTGTTTTAGATTTTTTTACTCCTGCTGGTTGATTCTTAAAGAAACGACCACGAGCACCTTTTTCTTGCCAACCCCACAAAGAACCGTCGTTAGGATCTCTAATTGGAAGAATCCAAGACTCAAGTTTTGTATCCCACCGAACGCCGTGAGCATCTACTGACTCTCGTGTTAAAAATCTTTTCTTTAATTCAATATTAGGTGCATCGGTGTACACAGCAAGGCGAGCCTCTGACATCGGTATTTGCTCTGGTTCTGCTTGAATGTATTGTGGTAATTCTTTAATTCTTTTCATCAAAGAATCAATAGGTAGTTCAGCAGTGTCGTCTATATAGTCACGAGCATCGTGATAATCAATGCCTTTTATGTCAGAAATTAATGTATAAATATTCCCTTTATAACCACATGAAAAACAGATGTGAGCACCTGTCTCAGAGTTAATCCACCAAGAAGGTCTGTGATCTTCTTTACCAGTTCTTGCTTTGTGCATTGGACATAAGCCATTAACTTCAGTTCCTCGTTGAGCGTGAAGTGGTATTTCTAAAAATAATAAAATCTTTTCAACATCAATCACACCCGCCCCCAATCAGAACAGAAAGTGCACTTCATCATTTGTTCTTCATCATGGAAACAACCTGTTTCCCAACGCCAAGTTAGAGCGGTCTCACTTGGTCCACAGTTACGGCTAGCAACAATCTTTAATAACCTAATATCTTCATCTTCTTCTACTGGTTCAAGACCAAGAATTACGTCTGAGTCTTGGAAAAATGATGATGAATAACCTATTGAATCTGCAGTAACTTTTCCAGCACGCATTTTCCATAACAAAGTTTGTGTAGTAATGATAACTGGTTTATTAATTCTTTGAGCAAGTCTTTTTAACGAACGAGTAACATTTGTAATTGCTTGTGGAGTATTCATTTCTCCACTTACTTCATCAAGCATAAGATAAACACCATCAACAAAAACAATGTCTGGTTTTGTTTGTTCAATTTTTGCTGCTAATGCAGATACGGTGATGCCATTTACAGCGTCTATTAAATGAAAAGACGGTTCGGTTTCCATTTTATTTAATACATCAATGTATCTATCTTCTTCTGCTGGTAAAAGTTTTCCACGTCTTAACCTGCCGTGAGAAACGTTTGCCCGCATTGCATCGTGCCGTTGTTGTTGTTCATGGTTATTCATTTCAAAAGATTGGAACATTGGAATAAATCCTTGGGCATGAACATTCAAAGCCATCTTTAAAGCAATTTGAGATTTACCAGTTTTAGGTGGGGCAATTATAGTTATTAATTGACCGCCTTGTAATCCCGCAGTTGCTTCATCAATTTTTGAAAAACCAGTAGGTATACCTAAAAACTCTTCATTTTGTAATGCTTGATAATCTTTATATCTTTGTTCAGTATTTTTAGTTAAATCTATTTCGTGTGTACCAAGGATTCCTTGTTCATTAACCTTAGTAATAGTTGCTTCCATTGCAAGCAACGCTGCATCATGGTTGTTGTCTTGTAGTTGTTCTACTGCTGTCTCTAAACCTTGACGAGTAAGAAGGCGACGACGAAAGTCAACCATTGTGTCTAATAAATATTCAATGTTGTCTTGAACATCTAGAACTTTGTAATTTGGATAATGATCTTTGACAGTAACTGCGGTCGGTACTTCGCTGTACTCTGCATAGTGTTTGCGAACAAAAGACCAAGCCTTGCGGTTATCGTCATCTAAAAACCAAGATTCATTAACACCACGTTGTAGTGCTGGAACTATGTCTCGATCACGAATGACCTTGCTGACTAAACGATGTTCGTTGTCAGATGCCATTTAATGCCCCCTCTTACAAGTTATCTAGTTCTACTCCTGCTGATCCATATCGTGCAACTCGCCATTGAACATCTACCACGCCTCGAAGATTAGCACGGTAAGGAAGTTTCCTAACTAACTCACCTGGGTCTGCGTATAGATGCCAGTAGTTAAATGGGTTAACAACTTCCCTCTCTAATTTTTCAAAAGCCTTCTCAAGTAAATCTTCAGTCCAACCTTGGTCTGCATAACCTGCTAACTCTAAAGAAATCCCATAGTTATTTGATAGTAACCAAAGTTTGTTTGCACTCTGAAGATTGATCTCTCCCAACGTTAAGTTTACTTTTGTAGTCAGTAACCTCTTGGTAACTTCTTCTACTAGTGGAATAACTACATCTGTTACACACACAACTTGCGGAGAGGAGACGTTTGATATGTCTCCGTTTTTCATAGTACCTCGACTTTAGCATACCTAACTACAAAGTCACGAAACGTCTTTGGGTCTATGTTTGCTTGTGAGGCTAACTCTTCAGGAACTTCACTAGGGACCAAGATAGAATAGTGTCCGTTATTAAGTTTCATTTTTTTATTCACAAAATTTACGTGCTTGCATTTCAGAGTCTTTTTCCACACAGGACAATTGCACCTAACCCTCTTTGTTCCTGTATCAACTTCAACCTCAAACACACCCGCAGCCTGAGAAGAGATAAAGAGTTGAACTGTCCGCCAAGGACTCTCCATGCTCATTCCCTTCATTGTGCTGCTCTCAAATCTGCTCCGACTATAGGTACCCGTATGAATGCTTCCTGAGCAAAACTTGCCATTGCTTCCCTATACTCTGCTTCCCAATTTTCTAGGCGCACATTAGTGGTAACAATTGTTGGCAGAGCCTTGTCGTATCTAAGTCTAAGTATCTCATCAAATGATGTGTCATCGTACTTTGAACCATATTCTTTTCCTAGATCATCTATAACTAGTATTCGAACATTTAACCAATCAAACTTAGATCTGCCATGAAAGCCATCTATCTCATAGACGGCCTGCTTCTTATCCTCAAAGTCAGAATCAAAAGTTGCTTTCTTTCTAGATAAGAACTCTGGGTAAGTCATGTAGTACACAGGCCTTGCGCCAAGACCAAAGTCAGATGCACTCATGCCCAACACCTTTGCAGCCTCTGCATCATTGTCTGGAAGATTGCGGACAAACTCCATTGCAGCAACTACTGCGTGAGTCGTCTTACCAATTCCAGGTCCTCCATCAAATAAAAGACCAACACCATTAACTCCGATATGGCCAATTTGTTTTATGACTTGACCATTAACGCAGTCATCTATCCACGTAGTCACCTCGTTAGGAAAGGATCCCGCTCTGTCCACAAGGTCTTGTGGCTCAAGGCCGAGGAAGCGACGTGGGATGTTTGAGTTACGAAGTAGCCAGTGCTTCTTTAAGGCCGAGAGTTGATTAATGTCATACATCGTCTTCGTCAAACTCCATCTCATACATACCGCCGTAGCGCATACCTACGTGGTCAAACCAACTACCGATGAGTAACATTACATCGCCAAAAAATCTAAGAAACTTATTAGTCGTTGGATAAACTAATCTACTTTTCATACTTCCCCCCTATCAACGATTACCTTTTCCCAATCAGCATTACAAGAGTAACACTTAAGATCTAAACTCATACTATCTCGTTCAGTTGCAACTCCTTGGACTTTCTTTTTACAACTTGGGCAGAAGAAACTGAACTCGAGCATTATTTAAGATTTAAAAGTTACAACGCCAACAAATAGAGTCGGCTTTCCTTTGGCGTCTCTTCCTTGACCTGCAATCATCTTCACGCTCTTGCGTGGTGTAAGTGCTTGCACTTGGCTCTTGATCCAACGCTTGCCTGCTGATGCGTTTGACCATGCAGCCATGTTAACTACGTTAGAACCTTCGATGCCATCTGTTGTTACATTTACTATAGCCATCCATGCGCCACCCTTTTCAAGGTTCTTATTTAAATTTGCGGTAAATGTCTTTACTACTTTTTTAGCCATTTGCATTCTCCTTTAGTCGTTTTTCGTACCGTGCTAGTTGTGCTCTACCAGAAAGTGAATTCTGGAAAGTGCGTCCATCGCTTGCTTGTAACGTTCCCATCTTAACTGCTGTATCTAGTGGAGCGTTAATTTTACTTAGTCCAAGATTTTCTCGGGCTTGGTTCATCTTCTTTCCAAAAGAAGCAAGGAACATCTTATACAGCATTGGGGCTTCGTCGCCAATGTTCTGGAAGTTTCGCTCATCCGCCATAAAGAGTCTGAGCAACTCTAACTCAATTAATGCGTTGGTGTCGTATTGCTTTCTGAATTTGGCAAGGGCTCCACTAAGTTGCTTGACGCTAACTGTTCCAGGGAGTAGAGGGTACTTGCGCCCGACACGAAAAGAAAACTCTGCAGCGACATCCATTGGGGTCCACTCGTGCTCTGCTCGTCGTCCCCTAGTCTTAGGATCGGATTTGCGGATCTTAGGCTGCGGTGCATCCTTCGGTTCGACCAATCCAAAACCTGCAAGATTGTCTCCATCATCTTGATATTGTCTCATAGGTACTCGTATCTCTTTCATTAGAATCCCTTTGGATTCAGAATCTTTTAATTTATTACTATCTAGACTATTAGGTACTAATGACTTATTAGTCATACTGCTACGTGACTTATAGTCATGTGAGGTGCGGTAATTTACAGTGCGGTAATTTTCAGCATCTTTTTCTGTAGTGCGGTAATTTTCTACCACTTCATACCAGTCCATTCCCTTAAAACCATTAGCCCTCTTGCTAGGAGTTCTGATTATCAGTCCATGGTTTTCTAGCGCCTTGAGTGCAGTTCTAACGGTTCGGTCCGAAGTTTTGTTAGTCTGTCTACATAACTCCTCTACAGATGTCTTAAATCGGCCCTTGGAGCCCGCTAAGTGGCAGATTACAGCCAGCAGTCGGAACTGAAAATCGGTAAGAGGAGCAGAGTAAGCCTCTAGAGGTATTTTCAAAGGTCGTCATCCTTAAACGGGGAGATGTCTTTGTTCCCATCTTCAATGTGTTTTGCTACCTCAAGAGCCAGTACGTCTAGGACCGTAGTCATTATGTAGTCAGCCATGTGTTCCACAAAGACAGTCATACTACTCATCATGGCATTGTACAAATCATCGGTACTGCCTTCAGAGTCGTCAAACTCCACCTTGTCTAGTCCCTCGGTTATATCCCAAACCTCAATACCAAAATCTTCAACAGCACTAAGAATTATGTGAGCCTGAGTTGAGTTATCCCAAACCATTCCTAGTACATCGTTAGGAGTTATTTGACGGATAATTTCTTTTACGGGGTTGTCTGTAATCACTATGTCGTCTGCAGAGATAAGTAAGTGATCTATATCCAAAGCATTGACTATAAAGCACGTTATCTTTACTGAGTGACTCTTACACACCTCAATAACGTTTTCAACAAAGTGGTTTTCATTTCCCGTTACTGGAATAAATACAGTTAACTCATTACTTGCGCCGTATTTATTAATGAGGGCTTCCATACCCTCATCAACACACACGTCTTCAAATGAGATTATTGCAAGGTTCATACTTCTCCTATAGTTGAGATAAACGAGTAGGTGACTTAACAATTACAGGTCTATTAAGATACATCCCGATTGCTAAAGAAACAAATGTTGCTGCAGGAACCAAAACAAAGAAATCATAATACAAATCTATTTGCGCCCAAAGACCTAAAAAACTTAATGGAAGTGCAAAGTATTTGTTTAGTGTTGGCTTAGTAATAAAGCCAGAAATAAATAAGTCTAGAAATTCAATTACGTAAGTAACTGCCATTCCTGTGAGTAGTACGGATATAACTATGTCTGTAGTCATAACCAAGGATCCTACACCGTAGTAGTGGTGTACTCCACTCCGTCGTATGTACGCACCCTCCAGAAGGCATTTTGGGGCACCCAATCACTCAAGGTCTTACCTAATCTAGGAACTTTTTTAGGTTTATTTGGATACAAATAAGTATAAGAAGCATCGTCAGTTCCTTCCCAAACCGCTCCAAACTCTGAAGGCAATGATCCATCAAAATAATCTGTGGCTATCTGAGACTGTTCAAATTGAATCAAATCAATATAAATGGTTCCAGCGGTGGTTCCGTAGAAAGACACCTTGGCATAAGAAGCACTTGAGGAGGAGTCTGTTAATCCAGTTAAAGTAAAATTTGCAAAAGAGGTGGTAACAGAAATACTTTCAGTTACCGTTTCTACAACAGCATCAGTATCATCGTAAAAAGTAATTTTTAAATTGGCAGATAAAGCGGCCAACGCTTTTATAGATGCAGATACTGTGTAATATTTTCCAACAGTAATAGGTATCTCGTAGTTAGTAGTGATACTCCATGGGTTTGTTACTACAAATTTACCACTGTAATCTCCTGAATATCCATATGTTGGAACACTAGAGTCTTGTGTAAAAGTTGCTCCACTTAATGCCCAAGTTGTTGAGTTAACTTCAAAAGAAGGATTTTTAATATAGTTTATTTTTGACGCATCTAAAAAGATATCAATAGCCCGTGCTTCATCGTAAGCAACAATGGCGCCCGCTTGCATACAGACCTGGTCTATATA